AAATAAACTCCAATAATCGCGGACATTTCCGAAATAATACAAGCGGTCATAAGTATATCATATGGTATCCTCACACGAATAAATGGGTGTTTCAGAGAGTATATTATGGGAAGAGACACAGCCGATACTTCAAGACTAAATCTGATGCTGTATGCTACAAATACATCTGGATACTTCGCCAAAGGGCGGGGCACTACGGCTAAGGCTAACTTTTTTTAGTTATTTTGATTTTTGTTTTTTAATACTACTCATCGTATAAAATGACTAGCAGATACGTATCAGTGAGGCCCGACTCCATCCCCTCCGATGGAAAGATTAGCTTCAAGAACGGATTCCCAATCTTATCCTTTACGATTCAAGCCCAAGCGGGTATCCTTGATACCAAGTCAATCCGTCTGAGTGGTGATTTGTCTGTTTTCAAGGACAACGCCTCTCCCCCTGCTCCCGTGGTTGTTGGGGATACTGGCGATGACCGCGTCACCATGGATAATCGCCTAGGTATCTATGGCGTGATGGATCAGTTGATTATCCGTCATAATCGCTCAAAGCAGATCTGTGAGCATATCCGCCACTATCCTCGCTATCTGTCCACATTCCTCGGACTGGGCTCATCGAAGCAAGACCTCCTACATGGTCTCAACGAGACGGCGTTGATTATGCCCGATCCCGAAGTGTTTTTCACGACAGTAGTCGCTACCGACCCCGCGGTTGCCTCCGCAGATGTCAAGAAGTCTTTCTCCTGTCATCTCCCATGCGGTTTCTTGATGAGCGGAAATAACATCAACTTGATGGAGACCTCTTTCGGTGGGATCCAGATTGAGATTCATCTCTCCCCAGATAGCAACGCCCTCTTCAACCCCGGAGGAGTGGCTACTGAAATTGGTGATTGTCATTATCAGTTGAAGAATCTGTCTCTTGATTTTGAAGTTGCGGATATCCCTGCCGACCAGATGCAAGCGATGGCGAGAGAATCTTCGGGTCAGATTGAGTTTAGCACGATTACCTCGCTCTACACGAGCATCAACTCCACAAACGCCCAGCTTCAATTCTCGCTTGGTCTGAAACAGTTACAGAGTATCTTTTTGAACTTTGTCCCGTCGTCTCACATCAATACTCTAACTCAGAATGGTTTTGCGACAACTTACCCGTCGAATGAAGATGGCTCGCTGGTTCATTTCAAGCGTGTTCAGTGGCTCCGTGGTGGCGTGAAGTATCCATGCGAATATGACATTGTGACGAACATCGATAAGGATGGTGATGTTGCTGTGGTTGATCCGCAAGTCCTCAAAGCCTTCGTGGATTCTGTGATCCCCGAATATCTGGTGGATCGTTGCTCTGTGTCTACGGTCAATAATACTCGCGATTACAATCTGGGATCTGCTGCCGACTCGTATAAGGATTTGGGCGATGGCGGTGCTCTTTTCGGCATCGGTCAGAAATACTCACAATTCAACCAAGGGCAGGACTTCTCTCGCCTACAGTGGGGATTATCGCTTGAATCCGATCTTACAACTGATTCGCCTCAGTCGGTCTTCATCTACGCGAAGGCTCGTGCTGTGCTTGTGTGGTCGCAGAGTGGCGTGCAGATGTTACAGTGAAGGACTTAAAGAAATCAAGCCGAAAAGGACTTAAAGGTTTGCTTCTATACTAGGGTATATAGAGAATGGAACGACACACAGCAGAAGAACTGACACTCAACAAACAGATTGACGCGATTGAAAGTAGCATCAGCGACTTGTGTAAGGATGCGGATACACGGGATAAGATTCGCACTCTACGATTATTTCAACAGAACATAAACTCGATGATGTTTTCTATGTTGTCAAGAGCGGAGTTGGATGTGGATATGCATGAATCAGCCCAAAACGACAAGATCCAAAAGAAGTATGAAGCTCTCAAAGCGATCTTCAACGACTAATTACATGTGTTTCACTCCCCATCTTTTTTATGTAAGCCTTCAATAATGCCTTGGAAGTATCTTGAAGACGAAGATGCCTATCGCGACATATTTGAAGACCTCCCTCCGCTTAGCGTGACTAACATCATAGAAGTCGCTGTCATTCGAGCACGTCTCAAAGATAGCAAGAAGCTCTTGGAGCTCTTTGATGCCATCTGCGAGATGGCAGATAGGTCATTTCCCGAGAAGCCTATTAGATGAGTTTACTTGAAGGTATAATCACTTCTCGCAAACTTCTTTTTGACCCCACGTATATCTGATTCACCCGCGGTGCTTTCTTCAAACCACGCGGGATAAACGAAATACTTCTTGATACTCTCTTCATTCGCCAACATAACATCAATCGCGCGATATCTATCCTTATCCATTAGTGTTACATACATCTCCATCGCCATTCCCCAAGTTGGGATGTAGTATGCCAAGCAACACATCACCTTAAACTTGTTCGGATCAACGAGATTGAGACCATGCACTAGATCGGTCTCAACATCGGGTCGGTGGAGCTTTTCGGTGATCTTGGGACTTACAAAAAAGCCCCCGAGGTATGTGATACCATCGTCCATCAAATCATTCATGTATTCTTCGCGGACATAGCCCAAGGCGTCATCTTCAAGGATAACCACGTTATCAATCTTATTCGTGATAATATGTTGCCATAGCTTTACATGTGATAGCATACATGCGATCTTCGCCCTGTGTTGTGGAGTATGTCGGACATTATGATAGGATATCATCTTATCGAGGAGATGACTTTCGGGGCCAATCTCCTCCCTAGACGTTGCTCTCCAACGCGTATATCCTTCACGATTCGCCCAATACTCCCATCTATCTGGGCGACTATCAAGATTTATCACAAACTTCGTCGTCATATTTTCTATATCAACAGATAATTTTTATTTTCTCCGTAAAAAAGAAATATAGCCCACTTCATAAACATGTCCTCAGATGATACTAGTGCGGTAGATTCTGCTCCTCGAGTAGAGCAACAGTATAGACCCGAAGTCCCGAACTTTATGCGACTGGGCTCGATACCCGTGAATTACTTACAGAAGGTAGAGACTGATCTTCTGGAACCCGTGATCTTCCAAGAGGGGTCTGGTTCTAGTGTTGATGGTTTCGTGAGGTTCCAGCTTCAACAGAAGGGGTTTCTTCATTCTCACTCAAAGATTTTCGTGAGTCTCGTCCCTGTCACCGCAGTCGCTCGGGCGATTTACCCTCCGAATATCGGCGTCGGTTCGATTGTCAAGAAGGCTGTCTTGAAGGTCGGTAATAAGGTGCTGAATGAGATTAGCGACTGGGATTATCTTCATGCATTCCATTCCACAAAGATCTCTAATGAGAATAACGTAGAGCGGGAACTCTACACAACGGGAAGATACATGAGTCAGCAGTTTGATTTTGAAGATGGTGCGGAAAGCGGTGCCTTAGGTGTTTCTCTGATGACCTCGCGTCAGCCCGTTATCCCAGAATACGGAACATCTCACGATTGTCGCCAGATGCCCTTTGCTGTTATGGAGGGAGCAAACCCAGAAGAGTCTCCGTCGTATGCGATTGATTTGTCGGATCTCTTCCCATTCTTGAAGGTTCATCAGCTTCCGCTTTACATGATGGACGAGCCCGTCACTATTGAACTGACTCTTCAGCCACCCGTGGATCATCGTGCCGTCCTTCTTGACGGAACCGCTGCACAGACTTTCGCAGTTGATCGCAACGAGATGAAGATGTGCTTTGACAGCGTCTACTATGGAGCTAGCGATGAAATGGAACGCTATGCCGAGGCGAATAAGGTCTTGACCTTCCCGTTTGTGGATTATCGTGCGGTATCGACGACAGTATCGCGAGCGTCTCTTCAGAGTGAAACAGTTCGCAATCTGGGTATGGCTTCTCGGCTGGTTTCTAAGGTTATTACCATGTTTAACCAAGCGAGGGGCGTTGAAGGTGATTTACTGCTGGGGACTGGGTCTCTGTCTCCTGCTCTTGTTAATGATCAACCCGCGGGCTTCTCTTACAATATCAGATATAACGATAAGTTCGAGTTTTCCACGAATGTCACCAATCTCGCGCGACTTTACTCGCTTCTTCAGAGATCCGAGCAGATGGTCTTTGTGTCTCGTAATGAGTATTCTTCGCAGGGCGGAGGCTTTAATGGGGGCACTGATAACACTTTTGAGGATATAGCTCAGACAGAATTACGCGGAAGATTCTTCTTCAATTCTACAAAATTGACGGGTGGTCGTGTTGGAAGTCGCGGAATTGAACTTCATCTCAAGAGCGATTTACATAGAAACGAAGTAAGCACTCTGCGAAACTTCTGCGAATACATGCGATCGGCGAGCCTTGAAGGCGGTCGTGTCGATGTATACAATCTCTAAGCAGATTTCTTAGTATAGACTAGATTTGCAGTCTTGACATCATGACCCATAATTTTCGCGTCCTTCTCCTTTTCGTCATTTACTTCCGAGTATTTGTCAGAAAGGTAAATCTTCCTCATCATAGTGGAGGAGATCTTTTTGCCGATTAGCCTTTGCGATTGTTTTGTGAGCAATTGAGAGATTGCGTTGCGAGTCATCGCAAACATCACATCGCCGTTTTTTATCCCCATCGTTTTGATATACATTCTAAGAATCGGTTTCAAATCGTCCGGAACCTCAATTACGTTTTCCCCATACTTCTTTGAAGTCTTGTAAACATTATACACAAACTTCATTTTAGTCTTTTGATCCACGAGGAAATTGTTTGCCTCCTTTTCCTCTTGGGTAAGCTTCTTATACATCGTCTGATTGATGAGCTTCATTCCACTCATGTCGTTTCTGGTTGGGAGACGTTTCAGCATAGAAAAGATGACATACGCTCGAAGGCGACTAATGTCATTTTGCGTCATTCTATCCTTCTTTTTGAGAGCATTAACTTCAAGCCGAAGACGCTCAACCATGTCGTCAATCTCGTCCATTTTGGCGAAATTGACCTTCTGCTTTTCAGAAATCACCCCGCTCTTGTTATCATCAATATACTTCTGATTCAATTGATCGCGAACCTCTGAATATTCAGAGATAAGCTTCTCCATCTTGTTATCCTTATCGATTGCGAGCAAAAACACGATAATCGCATTCAAGATATTCCTGCGTGTTGTGAAGTGTAAATCCTTGATCTTATCCTCTACCTTTGCGGGGGATTTCAAAAAATCATAAGAATCCGCCCCAAACAACCTCCGAACCTTTCGGAGATTGGCCTCATACTGGGTGATACTCGCAGGACGCAGATTGGGTCGTGCTTTCTGGATAACTCCACGCATGTCTTCGGGATCAGTATTCATGTATAGTAGCCGTCAAGATTTTATTTTTAAATAATGAACTTGTCAAAGTTTTCAATATACTCGTTAAAGACATTAATCACGTCCGATACTTGTGTGTATGAGCTTCGGTTGATGCTCTTGACCTGCTCATAAAAGACTGCATCATCTCCGATAAATTGATCTTGGAACTCCCA